TCCACTGTTGGATATGTTCTTGCTAAAACTTCATCAAATGCTTTGCTGTATAAATCTGGGACTTGACTTCTTATTTGTTGTGCCATTTTTCACCTCCGTTATTGTGTTACAATGCGTCCGATTGCATATCCAAAAGTATTTGCAGCAACAGCCTCTGTTGATGCGTCAAAACCTTCTACCAAAAATCCATAGCCTGTAACAGTTGTATCCGAAACATCTACTGTTCCAGCTGCTTCAAGGTCAATTCTTAGACCAACAATAGCCTGTGTAATTACTGCATTTGCTTCAACTGGAACAATGTATTGAGCATTTGTGTCAACTGGTGCAACCAATACATATTTATCCCCAGCTTCTCCAGCAGAATTATCAACTGTTTCTAAAGAAATACCTAAAAACAATGTTGAAAATGCTGTTCCTCCAGCTGCATATCCTGAACTTGAAAAAACTGCTTGACCTCTTGTAATCGTAGTTGTTGCAGCAACCGGTACGGAAATATTGCTTTTTGTAGCAGAACTTTGCCGTAAGCAACGAAATCCAGCATAATACTGTCTTCCTTTTTTCATTTGAATGCTCCTTATTTGTGAAGCTCAAATTTTACGTCTTTTGGAATGTCATATTGAGATTGTGTTTTAGATTGCCACCCACATTCTGGGCAGTTAGGATATTGCGAATCAATAGAATAAAAAACAATCGTTCCACATTTTCCACATTTGTACTCTGCTTCACGATTTTCATTTACTCTTTGTTTCATCTAATACCTGCCGCTTCGATAAGTTCGGCAACTTCCGATTCAAGCTTTTTTTCATCTGCTGTTAAAGTTTTTTTAGAACTTCCTCCATTAGAAGATTTAAGCCCAATATCCAAACTTTTCAATCTTTCAATTTCATTTTCTAGACGTAATTTTTCTGCTTCAAGTTTTTTAAATCTATTATCACTATTTTGTTTTGTAAATGCTCTTGCTGCTTTTTCTAAAGATGAATATTTTTCGTGATTTTCTTTCATAAACAAAAAGAAATCTGCGACATTTTCATTTTTTGCTTTAAGTGCAGCTATAAACTTTTCTTCGTCTTTGAAATCAACAGTTTTTAGAACAGTTTTCAAAGTTTCAGCATAATCTAATTCAGGATATTCTTTTGCAAATTCAACGTAACCTTCAGGAAGTTCTTGAGAATTTTCCTGTTTTTTTTCTGATTTTGTAAAATCTCCATCAATTGAAGATTTTATTTCTGCTAAAATTTTACGTTCTCTTTGAATATAATTATCGTAATCATATGGACTTTCAGAAATTAAATCATTAATTTCATCTTTAGTCATAAGCCTACGTTTTTCAACTGGCTTATTTTTGTCCTCTTCGATAATTTTTTTAACAGCCTTTTCATAAATTATTTCTGCCTGTTCTTCTTTTGAAAGAGCATAACTGTTTTCCGTTTTAGGCTCGTCAGCCTTTTTATACGTTTTTTCAAACGTATTCAGTTTATTTTCGAGTTCTGCAACTCGTTGTTCTTTCGCAAGAAGTCTTTCTTCTGCCTCTTTAAACTTCTTAGTCAACTTGCCAATTCTTTTTTGTACACCTTTTGGCATTGATTCGTCATCATCTGCATCTTCATCTTCTTCCACTTTTTCTTTTGACGATTTATCAACCTTTTTGGCGTCTTCTATTTTTTCGTCTTCTTTTGACGATTCATCCGCAGTTTTATTGTCAGTAGATGATTCTGCTTCAGGTTTCTGCTGTCCTGCTTCTTTTTCTGTAGTGTCAGGTTTTTGTACTGTTTCTACAGCCTCAATTCCTGCCATTTCCAACATCTGATTTACTTCAACATTTTCATTTTCCATTTTAAAAAACTCCTAAGTTTTAAGGTCTTATAACCTGTTTATATTTTTATTCTCTTGGCGATTTAACTTCTTTTTTCCCAGCTTTATTTGCTATATTATTTTCTTTTTTATCAGCATCTACCTTTTCACCTTTTGAAGCCTTAAATGCTTTAAATTCAGCAAGTTCTGAACTATCCATTTCCAACATTTGCTTGCCTAATTTAACTTTTTCAATGTTCTCATTTATTTTTTTTACTGCCTCTGCATACGGTAAATTTTTCAAGCTTTCATCTTTTGGCATAATTAATTTTGGCTTAACGCCTTTTCCTGAAATCATCATCTTTTTTTACTCCTCTTTAAGTTGATAAGTTTTTTGAATGTTTACAATTAAGTTACGCAAACATTCCGATTCTTTAAGTAATTGGAACGCTTTGTCCGTTTCCTTCACCGACAGCTTGTTCATTGCTTCCTGTTGCTTCAAATCTGCCTGTTCCACTATCAGCAGATTCAGTAACAATGCCTGCTTGCTCTCCATTAGATCTTGTACTTTGGCTTTCTCCATTTGTAGCACCAAAAGAACCTCCTTGCATATTTAAAACAAGTTGATTTGCAATTTGTTCGTTCATCATTTCTGACTTAAAATTTTTAATATTTAATTGAGTTTTAAAAATATGGTCTGTAAATAAATGTTGATGTTCTTTAGGGATTAAATGCAATCTTTCAAATTGTTTAAAATGACCTTTTAAATGAGCAATTGCCTCAACGCTTCCACCTTCTGGCGGTTCAAAAATATCACCTTGCTGAAATTTAAAAAATTCGTTTTCTATTTCTTCAGAAAGTTTTTGCTCGTCTTTTGGTTCATTAGGTAAATATTTATCTGGAAAATCTGTCCCAGTTTCTTTTAACGTATCATAAGTTAAATTCCACAAGCCCACAGGATATTGCATTACAAGCGGATTTTTTGAAAGTAAATCATATCTATTAAGTGCTAAACTTGCTTTGTATGCTTTAGAACCTGCAACTATATCTGGCGATAATTTAACATCATAATACCCTTGAATCTGCTCAGCAGAAAAATTATCAAACAAGTTTTTTCCATCTTTTCCCAAAAGTCTTGTTCCTAATTCACTAGGAGCAAATGCTTGATATAATTCAACAGCCATATTAAAAATATCTGATTCTCCAACCAACAATGCTTTAACCCATATTCCTATACGGGTATCAGATTTTTGAGCGACAATTGAGTCTCTTGTTGCCGTTGATTGTTTTGAGTTTGACGCTAAAAAATAACTTGCTGCCCCACTTATCCGCTCGCCCATTTCCATGAGCAGTTGAATATCTTGAATTGCCCACGTCTCAGAACCACCGCCTCTATGCAGTTGGACACTCTGCGGTGAGTTCGTAGGGTACATCTTGTTAGGTTCTAACTCGAATGTTCCTTTGACGTTAGGATCTGCAGGATCATAAAACCCAGTCGGGCAATTCTTAGTATATTGAAAATCAGTCTTTTGATTAAAACAAGTATTTATTTGATTTGATATATCGCCAATTAATTCTGGCATTGAACGTGCTCTTAATTTACCTGTAATTTTATCAAACGGAATACAAACATAAGGCAATCTTCCTGACGGAATAACATCACGGAGAGGCTTACCTCCAAGAAAAGTTTCCGTTTCTTCATGGATATAAAATCTATATTTTTCTTCACGTCCATTTTTTTCAAAATATAAATACGCTTCGATTACGTCAACTGGCGCAACGTCAAAATCAAGTTCAGAATAATCAGCTGATATTTCCTGCTCATCTTTTTTTACTTCATCCAAGCCAGAACGGTCAGGATTGCAACCAACAACTTTTGCTTTAAATTTTTCATCTACATTTACAAATAATCCAAGTTTTGAAAATCTTTTAATGTCAGCCCCATACAAAGAAACTTTTTCGCTAAAAAATGGCAAATCGTTTATGTCGTTTGCATCATCAGAACAAACTATGTTGTCAACGTTTGCAATATTAACAATTTTTGCATATTCAAATCTTTTTTCTACGCCTTTTTCAATTGTTAGTTTGCCATTCTTCCAACTTCTCTGGTTTATGTATTTAATGTCTACATTCCAGTAAATTTTCATGAACCCAACCCCAACACGGACAACATTATCGCAACAATCTTTGAATTCATTTTCAACTTTGTTGCGTGGGTCTGTTACTATTGCTTTGATAAATTTTTCGACGTTTCCTGCTCGGTCGACATCGTTTTTTTCCGTTGGTTGTGCATGGATTGAATCAGGATTATAGCAAGTTGAAAAAAGTGTTGTACGAATTGCATCACACGTTGCACCACAAAATCCTATATTTCTATCAGACATCCAATCTTTTTTAGAAAGATTTTCTATTTCAGACGGACTTGAATTATAAGACATCTTCAAAGATTTCTTTTTCTTTTCAATCCATTCACTTAAATTTCCACGTTCTTTATCGAGCAACAAAATTATTTTATCTACAATTTCTTTTTGTTCTTTTGGGGAAAATTTATCTGATTCAGTGCTTTCTTCCCGACTTTTTTCTATTTCTTTGTTATTATTTTCTGCTTTTTTTGAAGCTTCTTCTTGAAATTTATCAGCTGTAATTTCTCTATTTTCGATATTTTCTGTATTTGAAGTACCCATTTCAGGCATATAAACCTTTTGTTTGGATACTTTGCACTTTGGCAGGGAGTACAAATTAACTTAACCACAAATTAGATTATTTGTCAATAAGTAATTTACTTTTTGTTATGTTGATACGATTGTTTATAGTTCCTTTATCAAAATTTATCTTAATGTTTCCAGAGAAACTTTCTTCCATCATCTTTTTAATTTTTTCTACCAAAATTTTTATTTTTAGTTCATCGTTCATCAATACACCTTTTTTCCTTTCGCTAAATTTTCTTCAGCGGTTTTTTCTTCTTGTTCTTTTCGGTGATTTTTAAATGTACAATTTGCCATAACGAAGTACCGTGTCAAGTCACAAAAATCCTTCCACTTCTCGGTTAATCCAGCATTATCCTTAACATCTCCGTCCCTTGTTTCTTGCGTTTTAAACGAATAATTTTGCATATGCTCAATTGAGTTTATGCAATAATCAACAAAAAATATTTTAGGCTGCTTAATTATCTGATTATTTTTTTCAGAAAAACTTAGTGCCTCACGAACCGATAAATGCCCATCGGTTAAGCTGTCATATGCATCTTTGAAAAATAACTTCCGCTTTCGAAGCTCCATTTGTGGTGTTGTTGTTGCACTTCCTGAACCAGACCTAATTGCCAACTTTATTGTTTTATTACCGAAATTCGGGTCGATAAATCTGCCACTTACACAAGGTTGCTTAAATATTTTGCACAACTTATTTTCTTTTGCCAAAATAAAATCTGCGTAGTCGTCATAAGTTTTATCGTCCATAAGAATTTCATCAAATTTTTTTTCTGGGTATTCATCAACGCAAAAACTTGTGCCTGTTGGATGTACTGCCCAAAACTGTAAAGCAAATGGCTTGCGATCATGCGGGTCAAGAATTGTGTAAATACTCATCATTGTTTTTGGAACATCACCCCACTTAACAACATGTATATCCGGAGAAAACATCGGGTAAACTCTGCCGGCAAGATTTGTTGGGATTCCATATGCCCTTGCTTTAAGTTCCTGCTTTGTTATCTGTCCAAAATTTGCCAAAACTGCTGAAATATTAATATGCGGATTTTCTTCTGTCCACAAGAAAAATAAATCTATATTCCCTTTGCGTGCAATGCGTGGTACAACCTCATCAATTTTTTGTGCGTATTGACTTTTGGTTATTTTACACCCTGAAAAAATATCCTGCATTAGCGGAGTCATTCCGAGCAATGCAGTCATTGTGATAATTAGTTCTCCGTTGCGGTCAATAAGCCTCATCAAACATTCCGTAAACAGGGCTTTGTCTTTTGGCTCTTCATCAAACCAAATTAAATCAACATCATCAGATTGAAATTCGCCTGCTCCCTGAGCATATGTCTTAAATAAAATCATCGAGCCGTTGTTAAATATTATTCTCTCATTTCGAAAACCATTAACCATATCATAGTGAGCATATTTAATTTTTTGCTTTGGTAAAAACTTTTTTATTTTGCGTTGTTGGCTTTCGATTGAATTTGTTGTTGTAGTTGCAACAGCCCATATACGCATATTTGGCGTTTCTATCGCCTTGCGAATACAGTATTCTGCACCCTTTTCAGTTTTGCCGCTCCTGTTCCCTCCAAATAAACATTTAATTCTTGCGGTGCTTTTATCAAATTCTTTTTGCAACGGTAAATTAACAAAAAACTCTAGCGGGTTTATTCGTTTGCGGTAAATTAATTCTTCGTATATTTTTCTCTGCAAAATTTTTGTGTTATTCATAAAGAAAATTTAATTTATATTCTCCATTAAATAAAAATTCATGATATTGTTTTAATTGTGTTTTGCTTTTTTCATTTTCAATAAAACACTTCCTTGATTTTATTTAATATTTTTTCGCTTGCAAAAAGTTCATAATTGCCGCTATCAAGTTCAATTTCTTCGCCAATATATCTGCACAAATTAAACGTATTATATTCTTGTACCCCAATATTTATAAATTTTTCTTTTTTATATTTACACCTAAAATAACCCCTAGTAAAACGTTATCGTTTTTGGTTTTATCAATTAAAATTGAATAATCATTATCTGCAAAAGTAATTTTAGATTGATTATCCAAACTATCTATTTGTATTTCTTGAGAATTTTTAATTTTATCAATTAATTCACTTTCCGAACCAGCTTTAATT